ATTAATACAGCAGTTTCAAGTCCTTCTTCGATTGTGAATTCTCCATTTATAAATTCAATATCATATTCAACATTTATGCCGGTTGATAATTGTATTATTTTAATATCAGTTGCCATTATTCACCTTTGATCACTGTGCTTTTGATATTACTGAAATCAGCTGTTGTAGCAGCACCTGTTGGTACTGGAACGGCAGTAACGCCACCTGTTTCAACATGAGTATGCAAATTATAAATAGTAGTAACAAATGTATTATAATCTGTCCTTAATTGGTTTATCTGATTTTGCAATTCTGTGCCTTTCACAAACTCCTGATCAGCTGCGCCCATCTCAATAGTATTATTATTTTTAAGTAATATGTTTTTACCATATTTAGACCAAAGCATTGATTCACCTTTATTCAATGATGGTCTGTTTGTTCTATCATGCAATATAAGTGCAAGACCTTGATCACGGTTCCCACCAATAAAAGCAAGTACAGCTTCTATATTATCAGCAGTATCAGGGTATGATTCAAAACCATAATTCTGTGGACGTTCAACATCTGTTAAAGTTTCATCTTTTAAACCAGCAACCTGAACTTTCATTATCTTTGCTTCATTATTAATGGCTTTTAAAATACCACGTCCAATCATAAGGAATAACTTTTGCTTTAATACATTAAGCATCATATATTCCTTTTATTGTACCAGATGTTGCATAAGTTTCTGGATATACAAGTTTAAGTGTTGAATATGGTTGTATTTCTTTATTATCACTCATCTCATCATTTAAATAATAATCAATTGTATTGATAATCATTTCTTTTGTAAAACCTTGCTTTTCATCATTTGGAGTTGTTAATAAATTTATATCCCAAATAGATGCATCTGACTGATCCCAATTATCAACATAATATATTGGTGTTCTTGATAATCCTGCTCTTATTTGTCTTTCGTATTGCGCACGTCTATTACATTTTGATTTATCAGCAATATTTTCAAAAAACTGGACATTCGGTCTATGACGTGTAATCACAGAATCACTTGCTTTACCTTCAGGTTCAGTATAATCTGTCATGCCTTTATTATCAGTGCTTATCCCATAACCACGCACATAATTATCTTTATATCTATTCCTGTTTGAATGTATTGCTTTAGAGAATACTATATTTTTACCATACTCAAGAGTATCGGTTGCTTTATTAACACCAGCACCAGTCACAGTAAGCTTACCATCACCCATCGGAGGTGCAACAACTCCGAAATCTCTTAATAATTCAGATATTAATTGTGCAGCAGGCACACCCATATTTGCAACATATGTTGGTAATATAGTAGATTGTAAATGAGATGCTGTACTTGTGAATGTTGTACTTATACCAAATGACAAACAAATCTTTTTTATTATTGATGCAACTGATTGATTTTTAAATTCTCTATTTACAGATTCATATGGACAATCTATTAAATCACCTGTCTTATCTGACCCATAAACAATTATAGACTCAGAATCCCATGTATTATTTTCATGTATCTCATCAATATAACCTGTAATAACTGATGATCCATTCAATTTAATCTGTATATCATAATCCATTCTTAATTTTGTTGAATACGCATCATCAAGTTCAATTGCAAATGTACCTGCAATCTCATCCATTGATCTATGTATATGAAGCCCAATAACTTCATCAATAATATTACCATTTACAATAAACTCAATATTACGCATCTGCAACCTTTACAGTTCCATATCCAAATGCAGGATGTCTGAATATTGATTTATTTTTATTTATTATTTCATTTTCACGGTCAATATCTTTATAAAGATTATATGCAAGCTCTAATGATGTCATACCATAATGAGGTAAATCATATGTCTGTTCTTTTCTGAATGTTGATATCTTTTCATTCATAGTCAAAACAAATGTAGCACGTAAATCTTGCATCGCTTTGAATGTTTCAAAGTTATTAATATTAGGATCAGCTTCACCCATCGTTTCAAGAAAAGTTTCAAGAGCATCAATAATATCTTGTAGCTTTGTAAGTGCTTCATCTTGGCTATTAAATTCAGTTCGTATTGCAAATTGACACATCAGAACAAAATAATAAGCCTTAATAGTATCTTGTATTACTGAGTTATTAAAAAGCTCATCTTCAGCTGTCACATTTTCAACATTTGTAAATCCAGATAACCCAATCAATGTATTTATCATGGATATCCCAAGAGTATTAGGAATAGATGTACCGTCTATCGTAACAGGATTATTTTTAGTTTCTCCAGAGCAACCACCTGTTACACCGCTTGATACAACATCTCCAGTCATCCCTGCAATAAGCTTTAATGCATCAAGACCAGCAACCATCGTGTTATACATATCACATGGTGAACCAATGACAGTAGACATTAATGATGATGCAGATGATAATAATGATACAGCTGAACTTACTGTTGATTGTACTGCACTTGAAATTGAATATATCTCATTTTGAACAGTTGCAAGTGCTGTTGTAGCAACATTTATTGTCTGACTTACGAACTGTGTACCTGTTTTAAAATTTCCAAAAAAGTTATCACCGATGCTTGCGTTTGCTTTTGCTGCTGCTGCATCTACACGAGCATTGTAATCACCAGGTATTTTCTTGAAACTCTCAAGACCTTTCTGTGTAAATTCCATCTGGAAAATACACATACCGGCATTATTATCAAAGCTTTCTGTTATCCTTGATTTTCCTGCCTGAACATTTATCTCCCCATACCAAGGATGTCTTAAAGGACCAGCACCAGATGATTTTAGCTGTTTTATTAAATTATCACGTTCTGCAAAATAATCAAAATCATTATCTGCATTTTGTATTACATACCCTTCAAGTTTAAATGCATCAGGTATTGGACCTGCATCTTTAATATAACCAAGTTTTGTACCTGTTCTGTCATATGGTTTACCAGCTGAGTTTTTTTCAGGTTTATATTTTTTATAGATTACAGCATTACGGCCAATCTCCATGTCATGCTTTTTGACATAGAATGTTGCACCTTTAAATGAAGCACTTATTAAATTATCACGCCAACTCATAATGCAGGAATTGCTCTCCCCATAGAAGTTTTATTTGATACCCGTACATTAGATGTACCTTTTGTTGTTCTTACACTATCAATCTTTGATGTTGTACCTTTTTCAGATTCAACTCTTACAACGATTTCACTTGAGTTTTCATTTTTATTTATATTGTTTAAATCACTTTTTATTGGTGCAGTTTTTATTTCAAGTAAATCACCAATTAATCCAAATGACAGTTTTTTAACAAGATCATTAATCAATGCCTTTATGTAATCAATAGCACCAGCAAGTTTTGATGTAATACCATCCCATAGATTAGAAAAGAATGTTTTTATTGGCTCCCAATATTTATAAATTAAAACAGCAGCAGCAACAATAGCTGCAACAAGTAATATAATAGGGTTATTAATAGCAGCTATAGTCATCATTCTTAATCCCATTACAATAAGCTGTAACGCCTTAAACCCATACTTGCCTAAAAACATTAATGATTTACCAAGTATTTTTGCAAATGAAATAACATGATTAAGCCCTGAACTCATCATACCAAACATCCCTACAATCTTTCCAACACCAAATAATAATGGACCCATTGCAGCAGCTGATAATAATAATATTGTTATAAATTTAGCAAGCTTTGGATTTTCTTTTGTCCATTCTTTTATATTTTTAGCAAGATCTTGAATATATGCTGAAAACTTTGGTATTAAATTTGACAAGTCAAGCTGATCTTTTAATATATCACCCATTACAAGAAGTAAATCAGTAAACGCATCTTTCATCGTACTGATTAAACCAGGAAGTGTTTTAGACCCACGGTCCATACCCTTGAAGAATAAACCACCTTCAGATGTAGCATCTTGGAAAGCTTGAGCTATTTCTTGCGCAGATAACTCACCTTCGCTCATCCTGTCTTTTAGTTCTTCAATTGATTCACCAGTTCTTTTGCTAATAACCTGCAATGGGTTAAACCCTGCATTGATCATCTGCATAAGATCCTGACCTGTCATTTTACCCTGAGATTGAACCTGAGCAAATGCAAGTGATAATGAATTTAATTTTTGAGCATCACCACCTGAAACATCACCAATCATTCTTAATATTGGTAAAACTCTTTCCTGTGCAATACCAAAGCTAAGTAATAATTTTGAATTCTTGGCAAGATCCATTGTTTCAAATGGAGTGCTTGCACCCATATCCTTTAAAGCTTTTGTAAAATTTTCAGCTGCTTTTATATTACCACCCATCAGTGTTGTAAAGTCTGCCTGTAAAGCTTCCATTACTCCGGATACTTTAAGAGCAGCAGCACCAAAACCAACGAGTGGTAATGTAATATTTGTAGATAGTG